GAAGAAAATCCATTTAAAGACCATGTTTTAGATAATATTCTTTCTTTAATATTTATCTCTAACTATAGAATGGAAAGAATAAAGAAAACAAAAGATGTAAGGGGTATTTTTGATTCTATTTTAAGTATAGCTTCTTTATCAACTCCACAAACTATAATAAATGATGCAATGTTGTGGGGAGCTTGGTCTTCTAGTATAACTCCAATAAAATTAGATGACAACGAACATACAGTATACTATGGCACAAAATCAGTAAGACATCTTCCGATTGTTGGCAGTTTCTTGTATTATGGGCATCCTGGAATACCATATTTATTAGACAGGTATAAAGGAATGGGTGGACATAAGTCATATGTTAACAGAAAAATAAAAGAATTTGAAGACCAAATGAGTCTTGATATGTACACTATTTCAACTAATACTAGAGAAGAACTTAATGAAATTCAAAATAATTTAAGACTAACAAAAGAGCAGCATGCTTATCTAGAAAAATTAATAATAGAAAAAGTAGAAATAGATGAGTATGAAACAAAGGAAAGACAAAGAGAGTTTGATGAACTTAAAGAAAAATACCAAAGCAAGCCATCAAAAAAGTCTAAAGTAAAGAAAAAAGGAAGAAGAAGAGTAGGTATTTAGATGGATTCGTTAGGTTCAGGTATCATTATCTGATGATACTCTGCACACCACCTAGTAATTCTTTCAAGGTATTCAGTAAAATCCTCAACAGATAGCTTAGTAGTAGACTGTACATTAAATCGTTGTTTAAAGTCAGAATGTATTTCATCTTTAGTCCAGCCTCCATATGTTTCATCTTGCATAACAGTTCTTATAACAACACCCCAATAGTATTTGTTTTGCCAATGAGTCCTTGATGAAACTTCTGTAACTGTAATATCAACTTCGCCAGGGATTGTCTTAATAAAATCAATAAAAGATTGTTTGTTATAAAAGCTGAGTATCTGATTTTCTTTATCTACTCTAGCTCTAAATGATTTAGTCTTTAACAAAATACCTCCTTAATATTGTGTGTGCTTCTTTCCATAAGTTTATACGATATTTATCTTCAAACTTTCTAAAACCATAGGCATGTCTTTCTGTGTGATGAACCCTGCAGAGGGGGACACAAGAATAATCGAGGATGGTATTAGTTATTGTATCCCCTCTCCCTGCCAAACCTCTATGAGATAAATGGTCAGGGTCAACAGGAGTCTGCCCACACACAAGACAAGGTAAAGATTTTACTTTTTGGATGTAGTCTTTCGTGTCCCTGATATCTTAGCCTCTTTATTTTTCTTTTCTATATGTTTAGATAAACCATCAAGGTCTCCTTTGTATTCAACATAATCATTTACAAGTTGAAATAGTTTACCTTGATAATCTTGGAGCTTGTGCAACTCCATCAAAAGATAATTTAATCTTTGTGTTATTTCTTTATTGGTTATTTTAGTAGGTTTTGTTTTCATTTTTTATTTTTTCCTTTTCTATAAATATAATTATTAAATATATCTTTAGAAAACATCTCGTAATACCACCATCCGTTATAAGCAGGTGGCAAAGCTTTGAACTTATTTAGTTCTTCTTGTCTTCTATTGTAAACCTTTTTAGTTTTATCATCGTTAGATTTTTTTCTACCACTATTTTCTCTTGATGGAAACTGAGCTAATTTGACTTTTTTCTCTTCCATTACCCTCCTCTTTTTATCGTATTCCAATGTTTCTTACCAACCTCTCGCATAGCACATTTTTCACATACAATGTGTGTTGTCTTATAACCATCAGGATATAAGTGTTTAAATAGCATTTCCCATTCATAAGAGTGTCTAGGGATATGAGCACTACAGGTTTCACATTTAACATTTGTTTGACCTAAATACTTTACAACCACTTGTTTCTTTTATTTGTAGTTTTCTTAACTTTATTTTTAGAACCTTTAGGTCTTCCTCTTTTTTTTTTAGACTTAGGTTTTTCTATATCAAATCCCATAAAGTTTTTAAATCTTTTTAACTCTTCTTGTGTTGCTATCATTTTTTTCTCCTATTTTTGTTTCTTATTTTACAACAATCTTTACATTGATAAGAATAACCACTTAAAGCTTTCGAACTTTTATAAAACATATCTAAACTTTTAATTTTTTTGCAAACAGAACAACTTTTTTCTGTCATATTTTTATATTTTTCAATTAATTCTAGTTTTTTCTTTGCTTGCCTTATTTTTGCTTTATCAGATAGATTCTTTTTTTGTTCAGGAGTTAATTTTTTACCATAATTTGGGTTTAGTTTCCCTACCCTGCCATACATGGCATTGTTTTTTCCACTATTTGCTTTACTTAATTTTTTCCTTGTAGCTTTTGTTATGGGAGGTCTAACTCTGTTTGCCATTTTTTTAATTACTTCAGGCTCTTTCCATCTTCTTTTCATCGTTTCGCTTTTTCTTTTTCTTACTTCTTCTGTTTGTACATAATCTGAATTTTTTTGAGCTTCACTCATATTCTTTCTTGTTTCTTTGCTATGTTTATATCCAAACAAAGGATTAAGCTCTCCAACCCTTGACTTCATAAAATCTATATATGATTGAGGTTGTTTTTTACCTGTATTTGCAACAACCATTCTTTTTCTACAATCTTTGTTGATTTTATAAGTAATATTACCTGTTGTACAATTATATCCAACATCAGGATTATTAGCATCATATTCTTTAATTAAGTTTTCTTTTAAATTATAAGCAGATTTTTTAGTTAAATTATTTTTTATTTTATTTAAAATAAAATTATCTCTTCCATATTTAACTATAGCTTTCTGTATTGGTGATTTTATTTTTCTGTAATTTGGATTTAGTTTATGTTTTCTTTCTGTCATTTTTGCATGTGAACATAATACTGAAAAAGCAGAATTTAATCTTTTACTTGTAACGGAAAAATATATTTTACCATTTATTTTATTTGTTATTTTATAAATTAACATTTTCTCTCCTATTTAAAAGTGTGAGCAGGTAGTTGTGAGGAGTATAATATTGCTATACATTATTGGCGTTCATCGAAACGTACCTGCTCTAAGTTATATCCCTGCTATAGTCTTTGTGTCAGAAAGATAATATCTAGAGCTACAATAATCCTTTTTATCCAAAAAACTATTGTGATTCTATCTACCATAACAGGGAATCTTATGTCGAGTATCAAAACAGGTCGAAAGGATGAGAGTATGAAAAATAAAAACAACTCTCAAAAGACCCAGTCTGCTCTCGCGATAACAGCTCTCTACTCGACAATTAAAAATTTAACTGTCCATCATTTGACATTAGTTTATACTCTGCAAATTTTTCTTTTCCTATATCTGTAATATCGTGCCCTTCTCCTCGAAGATTGTGTATAATTGCACTCAATCTCATACCCATACCATTATTTAATGCTTCCAATGGTGTAAGTGTTCTACCTCTTTTTAGCCAATTTAGGACTCTTTGTTTTTGTGTCATCTTTATCTCCTTTTATTTTCCAATATTCTATTTCGGTTCTTGGTTTATTCGAATATATCTTCCTTGCCTCTAATGTACTTATAAAACAATCATCATCCCATAACATACCTTGCAATGAATCCATAACAAACTTTGCCAGATTATCTATGTCTGGTTTTACAATATGTATACTTGGAGAGTTGTCTTTTAATAAGTGTTTGAATTTGCCTGTTCTATAATGTATTTTAGGTCTAGGCATATAAAATGTCAATGATAAAGAGATAGCTCCTTTAGATAGCTTTTTTAAGCCTAATTTAGCTATTTCCTTTTTAAACTTTGTCTTATCTTTGGAAGATGGGTCGTAATTTCTAATTCTACCTTTTTGAAACGTGTGCCGATGTCTTTTTTGTGAAACAGGTTTACCAAAAACTACGACATAACCATCTTCATTAGAGACTACTGTCTCTTCCTTGGAGGAGTGAAACATTTTATATTTTTTGTGCTTTCATCTATATCCCATCTATTGTTTTGTACATTCCATGTAACATTACAACTTTTTTTAGGAACGAAATACTTAACAATAGATATACCTTCGTTAACTCTTAAATAACTAAACTTTAAATACCACTTCGTACAAGAGGGACATATCTTTCTTGGCTTCCCATAAGTAGGAAAGTCTTCGTAGTAGTATATGCCTTTTTTTATTCTTGTATTGGGTTCGTATTTTTGCCAACAC